ATGGTTAATTATTACAGTTTCTGTAATTGTTGTTGTTAAGTCTGCCATATTATAATCTTATTGTTATTTTAAAAAATCCTATTTCTATTTTATATTTACCTATTTTTATTTCGAACATATCGTTGTGTTGTCTATTGGTACAATACAACTATTCAATTCGTTTTCTACTGTTATTGCAAAAGACATTACCCAACCCGAAACGGAGTTGTCGAATTTTTCAGTGAATGGTTCAATCGTAAAGTCGTTGTCTATAAAGTACCTTTGTTCTTCACCTGCTGCTGCGTCGTAAGCGTATAGTATCTCACCTTGTTTATATATCGCTATTATGTCGTTCATTATTTCTAAACAATCACTTAATACTTCTTGTTCGTTACTTTCGTCTGGTTCTACTAAATCCATAACAAACAACTGAAAGTTAAACGATCTTGTATTTTGTCCTACCGTTACGTTTACGGGGTTAATATGAAACAAAGGAAACAGTGTATTCTTTTCTAAATCTATTTCCCAAATATCACCACTTGTAACACTATGTATATTTAAGTGTTGTTCTCCTACACACTTTAAGGTATCTATTACGTTATTGTAACTTTTAAATCTTATGCTGTCTATACTCATTTTCTAATTTTTGGTTTACGTCTTTTTTATAACTCATAAATGTTAAACATTCGTACGCTGGTTTCTTTACTACTTGTTCTACGTTTAAAAAGTTTTCGTTTGCTAACATATAGATAGCGTTGTACCAACCCCACTTTTTAGCTAGTCCGTCACTAAATCCTTCTTCTTCAGTTTCTCTATTGAAGACTTCTTCGAATTGATTAAAAGTTGAGTTCCTAAATCGTAAAAAAAAACCGAAGCACCGTTAAAGTCTTCAACCTTTAAATGTTTCTTAAATAGGTCAGCTCGTTCTTCGTTAGGTTCGTAGTCTTCTATTCTATACTTGTCGTTCTTCTTTGCTGTAACAGGTCTGTATAAGATACTTAGAATATTATGTAGATTTTCTTCTAAGTTTTCAGTATATGTTTCTAAGTCTACAAATTCTCCTAAAGTCATATCTACTAACTTGGGGTGAAACCCATACTCAACACCTTCTATTTCTATAAAGTGTTTAAGTTCGTCTGTAGGCACTGTTTCTAAAAACGTAGTCAAGTGTTTACCTAACTTACCTATACTTTTCATATCCAAACCGTACAACTGCCTTTTTGGTATATCCGTAATACAATTAAGTATTCTTATAACCTTTTCAATATCGTGTACGTCCTCATCTTTTTTAAGAACTGCCATTAGTCTTTGATACCTTCCTAAGTTTAATTCGTCAAAACTTTCTGGTATATTAAAACTTAACTTCTTCTTACCGTTCAATAGTTTTACTTTCATAGTATATAATATAAATTTGTTGTTTTTAGTTTATAAAAATTTTATTGTACGAAGTACTTACCTGCGTTAGGGTTGTCTAAGTGGTAAATAACATTATAACGTATTGCGTCTATAGCGTGGTTAAAACTATCTACGTATAACTTAGAACCCTTGTCTGCGTATATATAGTTGTTTAATTCTTTAACTATATTTACACTGTCTGTATCTACAATAAGTTCGTAGTCTTGCATTCGTGTTACTCCACTTTCTATTGTTCCTTTCTTTACAGGTCTTATATTAACTCCCGTATGTCTTAGGTCTTCTATTAGTCTAGGTTCTGCACTATCTGCTACTATTAGTTTGTTACCTACTTTGTTTAATACAATCTTTGCTAACTCGTGTGACTTTAACCCGTTTCTGTATATATGTTCTTTAAGGTATATTTTCTTTTTCGTTTTGTCTATAGCTATTTCTATTAAAGTATCTGGATCGACAGAAAACCCGAAGTCCATACCACAAGACGTTTGTAGTCCGTTAGGGTTAAACTTACCTATACTCCAATTCTCAAATACTACACCTTCTGCTTTATCTAACCAACCCCCAAGTATTTTATGGTTATATTTCTTTATATTGTTTTGTTGTATTGTTTCTATACGTTGTAAAAAACTTTCGTTTAAGTTGTGTTCGTTGTCTAAGTAAGTTGAGTGTATATAACAGATGTCGTCTTTAATACCATTAAACCCTGCTTCTACACCTCTGTTTTCAAAGAACCTTTTATATATCCAATGTTCTTTTGTTGTAGGGTTAAGTATTAATACTATTCTGTTCTGTACTCCCTTTTCTCTAATTGATAGGTCTATAGTATCAAAAGTGTTTTCGTCTATTAGTTCTTCTGCTTCGTCAAGTACCCAACAACTAATACCTTGTAAAGACTTTAAACTTGCTGTCTGGTTTCCTGAAGAAGTCTTAATACCTCTAAATATAATATCGCTGTTTGTTTTAGTATTGACTACTTCGGACTTATTAATATTAAATATACTCGTAAAACCTAATAGACCGATCTTTTCTAAAAACTCTGGTACAATACTTAGGTGTGCACTAATCATAGTATAACGAGTAAACAATACCCTAACACCTTTAGACATAGTTAGTAGTGTTAAGAATACAGTAACTGCAAAAGACTTACCAGAACCTCTACCACCTGTAACTATGTAATATCTACAATTAGATGTAAATAGATTATTGTATTTACTGTTTAGGTTCAGTGTCTATGAAGTTTATTAGTGGCATATTCAAACTTTCGTCGTTTGTCGTTACATCTACTCGTTGTTGAGGTTTACCGTAAAAGTATTCAAAGAATAATTTAACCGACCATTGTTCTTGATTGTCTAAACCTTTCTTTAACGCCTCTAAAGCTTTAGCGTTCATAGGTGTTAAGTTCTCTATTAGTTTCTGTTCTTCTGCTTTACTCTTACGACCTGAACCTTTCCTAGCACCGCCGTTGTTTTTTCTTTTATCCATAATTGAAATAAATTGATTAACCAATCTTACTATATAATATAAATAAGTCTTATTTATTTGTTTCGGGTTCTTCTAAGGTAAAATTAAACTCCGACATAGACCATACCCTTATCTGTTCGCAATAGTCTTTAAATTCACTTGTATTAAGTTCTTTACTTGTATCTGCTATAAACATATCTTTTAGTATTTCGTGCATCTCGAACTTATGGTAACCCAAGTAATTACCTAATGGTATTACTATACACTTAAAATAGTATTTGTTTTGTGCGTGTGTTCTATTCACCTTTCATTTTATTGTTAAACTTTTCTTCTATTGCTTGTCTACTATGTTTTATTTCGTTTCGTTTAATTTCTGGTATACCTTCGTATTCTTTTGTTTTTACTTGTTTCATATATTCGTCACAACATATAGCGTCTTTACATACTAACCCATTTGTAGTTGCTGTAAACTTTACTTTATATATATCTGTAGTCTTACTACATTCGTTACAAATAAACTTCATTTCGTTAAAAGGTATTCTAATAGTTGTAACGGTGTGTATATTCTTAGTTGATTACTATACATTTTATATATCTGTATAAACTCTTTATTTTCTTCGTCAAATATCCAAAAGGTTTTTACTCCGTTGTCTATTTGTTTTCTTAGTATGTTCTTAATGTTCTTGTATTTCATATTCTTTATATATATGTATTAAGTTTTCTATTTCGTCTTTTGGTAAATAACCTGTCTGATGTATTACAGTGTGTACTATTTCTGGCACTGCTATTAAGTTGTCTAAACTATTGTTGTCGTGGTTAAAGTCTATATGGTGAACGTGCCAACCTTTAGGTATTTCTTCTATATGTTCTTCGTATAATTTTCTATATTCCATTTTATTTTCTGTATAGTGGCGTCCACTTTGTATTTGCGTACGAGTTTTCTTTTGTAGTAGATAGTGCACGTATTCCGAATTGCATTTCGTACCCGTAGTCTTCTGTTATTATTTCTGGTAGTGTTATTACTTTGTCTTCTATATTTTCGTAGTCGTTTATTATAGAAGGTTTTACATATCTAGTTTTAGTACGACCTATTAATTTACCTTTAATTATTTTCGACATATTTTTCTATTTCAAATTCTAAGTGTGCTTTAGCTTTAGTTAAACATTCTATTGGTGTGTCGTGTTTGTGGTACGATCTTAATATGTAAGTTACTGCTGTTGCTAGGTGATAGGGTAAATCAAAGTTGTCGCATACCTTCCTAGCTTCGTAACCGTTTAACCCTTTGTAGTATTCTGGTACTCTATTATCTATTTCTATCTTTTTCGTTGGTGTTACATTTTCCCAGTTAGGTATCTTACCACCAGACCATTTATTATCTTTATCTTGTATTACTTCGTTTTGCCATTCTAAGTTCCTATCGAACTCGTAATAGTGTTTACTCTTTTTCATATAAAAAATATAATTTAAAATTCTTTCCTACTTTCTTTAATACTCTTTTATACTCTTTAACTTCCTTTTTCTTTTTGTAGCGTGGGTTCTTCGAGTTTAGTTTACGTTTCTTCATATCTTAGTTATTACGTCTTGCATAAATAAATACATTGTTTTTAAACAACTACTACAATTTGTATTTACACTGTATGTAGTGTCGTGTATTGTATTATATAATTCTATTAGTCTTTGTTTACTCTTTACGTCTTTTATTTTTCCGTTGTCTATTAGTTTCCATACTTCCTTTATTTCGTCTTTAAGGTGTGTAGGTATTTCTTTAGGTGCTTCGTAAATTTGTGTAGCTAACCAATATTCTTTAGGACATTCCATAACACCCATACTTGCTTTAATTCTCATAAAACAACCGCATACTTTACAACTACCTGTAGGTTTAAAATATTCGTCACAATCTCTACATACTTCTAACCTAGCTTTGTATATTTCTTTATTTACAAAAAACCTATTCATTTAACTTTTCTTTAAGTAATTGTCTTACGTTATCTATTGTAGTAAACAAACTGTTTCTACTTATTCCTGTTTTCTTTGCTAAACTATCTAATGTATTTGCTTCGTAATAGTACAACTTAAACAACTCCCTATCGTACCAATACATCTTGTCTAGTTGTTTATCTATTTCTTCTAACTTCTTATACTGAAAGTTATTTACTTCGTTCGGTATGTTGTAAAGGTTCTTCGGGTTTGTTAGTTCTCCGTTTTCTGTTATATCGTAAGTACAGTTAATACTTGAACTATCTATTTTTGTGTAGTATTTTTTATACTTATAATAATAAGGACTGTTCTTACTTTGTAGACTTCTTCTTATTACTACTGCTCCGTATCTTATTAAACCCTTTTCGCCGTCCTTGTCGTATATTCCTTTTAGTGTGTCGGGGTTCATCTGTAACATATATAAATAAAATTCTTGTATAACTTCGTCTACTTCGTTCTTGTCGGTAGTAAGTCCGTAAGTCATTTTCTCAAAGTGACTTCTTAGGTCTGCTAATATTTTATATATCTCGTTCAATTTTTATGTCTTGTACTTTATCTATAAAGTTATAACCTTCTTCACTTAATAAGTGTTTATATAATCTAACAGTATTTCTATTCTTTTCGTTTTCTAGTCCTGTTAAATATCCGTTTACCATAGCTGTAAAGTGTGTAGGTATTAGACTTATAAAGTCTTGATAGTTAGCAAGTACTAATACGTCTTTTCTATAGTTGTTGTGGTGTTCTATAATTATATTTGCTACTTCTATAAAGTCTTTGTATTTGTCTTCGTTTTTCGTGACGTCTTTTATAGTTGCGGTTATCATATCTAAATACACTTGTAAAGCTATTTCGTGTTGGTAGTTTATACTAATCGGTTTTAATAGCATTTACTTTTTCTTTATAAAACATTATCATTTCTTCGTATTCGTGTCGCATATACTTTACAGTCGTTCTACTTAGTTCTTGGAGTTCTTCACTCTTACCTTCACCGATCCTAACGTCTATAAGTTTCCCGAATGTATATTGTTCACCTTGTCCGAATAGGTTACACTTAGGACATTGTACCTGTACGTTTTCTTCATTCCACCTTGTAGCGTGGTGTTTCCTACTTTGAAAGTGTCCTGCGTGCATTTTCTTATAGTGTGCTGTTTTTCCACAAGTCCAACACTCTACTATTCCGTCTTTACTTGCGTTTCTTAATCTAATAAATAAACTAAACCATTTGTCTAACTCCTTTTTTAATTTACTTATAGTTTTCACAATTCAATAATATAAATATTTCTTTTTTATTTTAATATTTTTTTATATAGTTACGAACAATCTATTGTGTATATTGCTTCGTCTGTGTTTATAACCCCTACAATCTTTTGTATTTTTACGGTCTGGTTAAATTCTGTGTTTCTATTTAGTTTCTTCAGTTCCCAATTAAAGTTGTAACCCCTCATATATAAAAGACTAACATTAAATAAGTAAATAGTGTTTTCCATTTTAACGACATATATAAATATCTTATCGAACTCTTGTGCGTACATTGTGTTGTAGCTGTACTTGTCGAACTCTATAAATGTTTCTTTATAGTATTGTGATCGTACTTTTATTTCGTAAATATTCTTTTCGTCTTCTGCGTCGAACCTGTTATACTCATATTCGCAAGGTTGTATGTTTTTCTTTACACTCCTTAATATGTCTATAACTTCATATTCTTTTACTTTCATAAAGTTTATTTATTTCTTCACCTGTTA